CTGTTTAGCCGGTTCAATAATCGCAGCGGCTTTTGCTTTGGCTTCCCCTTTCCCTTTGGTATAATCATGCCAAAGATTCTCTCCATAATTCTTTTCAATGCCTTTACCGAGTGTTGAGCCAAATAAAGTGGGGAGAATATGAGCCACTTCCCCTTTCGCAATCGTATCGAGCAATTTACTGCCCGCCATATGCATACGAACTTGAGCGTTTAAAGCTTCAGCTACCAATGGACTTGTATACAAACCATTCAATGGTCCAAAACTAGATCCAGCTAATTTAACGGTTGCCCCAGGTTTCTCCCCTGGTGTCTTGAATAAAAACGAATTCTCTCCATTATTCAATCCAATATCATAAAGAGCGTTTAATGTTTTATGTTGACCAATAATATGAGTTTGAGTGGTCAACGATTCCACCATTTTAGTAACTGGATCAATGATTTCTCCCGCTAATTTACGTAGTTCAATAGGAACATCTTCTCGTTTACGAAGATTCCCTTCTTCTCGACGTACATTTCGGAAAAACTCGGCAACTCGTGTCGGATCTTTGCCAGCTAAATTTAAATACTCTTTTGTTAAAAAATTAAGTGTTTCGTTAACATCCTTTGGCAGATTATTTCGCATTTGTTCGAGAGCTTGAATCATTTGCTCTTTACGAGGAATGGTGCCTCGGATATCAGATAATGGTCCTATCCAAGTTTGATATAAATCACGAAGCTTGAACGCGTGGAAGCGACTTAAATCACCAGATGGAATTAAATAAAGTTCCCCTAGTTTCTGTTTAGCTGGTTCAATAATCGCAGCGGCTTTTGCTTTGGCTTCCCCTTTCCCTTTGGTATAATCATGCCAAAGATTCTCTCCATAATTCTTTTCTTTATCAAGGAGATAGTGTCGACCAAAGTATTTACCTGCATTGGCAGCAATGGCTTCTGCTGTTTCAACCAATCCTTTTGTAATGGGATTGCCCGCTTTGGTCAATTCATCTAAAATATTGATTGAATTAGCTTTATTAAGATTGTAATAATCTTGGAATATTTGTTTGTGTTCCGGTTTAACGGCATTTACTCCGCCTTTCTCAAAAGCAGCTAAGTCCGCTTCCGTAATAGGCGACTTTTGAGTGACTTGCCTAACTCGATTACCAAAAGCTTGAACATCTAGGGCCATGGCTTTCGTTACCCTAGATCCTAAATCCTTAGCTCCAACAATTCGAAGATCTTGACCTTGATCCGATAACAATAAACCTCGAGCAGCTTTGGCCACTTGCTCAAGATTATTGGTTACTTTTCTCGTAAAATCCTCTAAAAATGGGGCATGTTCCCGAGCCAAGGAAACAAGTCTATTTTGCCCTTCTTCTTTTTGAACACTTTTGATAGCACTTTCGCGAATACCTAAACGCTCTGCTATCGTTTGATTACCAAATACGGGACGAAGAGCCGTTTGTTCTGCAGTAGAGCGATTTGGAGCTTCGCCATCAGGTCTAGAAGCAAAAGCGACATCTTTAATAGAGTTTATTGCTTCTTTTCGATTTGAGAAGTTCTCGGCTGCTGTTCTAAGAATATAATGAATGTCATTAGAACTGAGATCGAGTGGTAACCCTAACTTATTGTGTGCCCATACTCGAACTCCCGAGTACATATCTTTTAAGATATTCCCAGCTTTACCGAGTACAGAGCCATTCGCGCGAGCTTGTTGAGCCTCTTCAGCAAAATAACTCACAATTTCGTGAGGTAAATCAGCCTCACTTACACCAGACTTAGTAGCTCTGTCAAGAGCGGAATAGGCGATTTTATTGCCAGATTCTGCTATTGACTTTATTTTATCAACTATGTCAGGGAACTTATCTTGAAGGATGGCTTCCATCCCCTTAGATCCACCCGGTTCACTATTCAGAACGCCATGAACGGCTTCATGCAAAGCGACCGGAACAGCTGACCCGGATTTAAGATTATCGGAAATAAGATACAATTTACCGTTGACATATGCACCTTGCGAGTCGGCACTTAAGCCATGATCACCCGGTATTTCGGAAACATCATTAACAACTTGGATCTTTTTAGATAAAGTTTGACCTAATTTAGAATTATTAAGATCGCTCAGTACGTCTTCGCGAGAGATACGTTCGGCCGGGCTAATCGCGGGCTCTGGACGTAAACTAGAACGATTCTTAAGACCTCTAAGAGTCTCATTGAGTCGATTGACTTGTTCAGGAGTAGCTAACTCTTCACGTTCATCAAATAATGGGGCATTTTCGTCCGCTACTGAACGAGTTGGAGTGGTCGGTCTCAATTCTGATTTAGTTAAACCACTACTGGTTAAGTTATTGAATTGTTTATTAAATTCAACCGCTTTTGGATTAAAAGACGATGATAATTCCGGTGGTATTCCATTCAATCCACCTACGAGTTTACGAGAAACGTTGTCCGGTTCGCTCGGAAATGTCGTATCAAACCAATTTTTAGGTGTTGATGATTCAAAACTTGGTGCCAACTCACCTAATACTGGCACTTGTCCAACTTGTTCCGATTGCCTAAATACCGGAAGTTCAGCAGGGACAGGTTTTAGGTTGAAATCAGACTTGGTAAATAATGGTTGTTCGTGAAGAGCAAATTGAGTGGCTATTTCAGAAGCGGCAAATTGCCCACTGTCAAAATCTGGATTACCCGTTTGAACCGGTTCTGGAATAGTCTCTGCAATCGTAGGTGAAATTCTTTCTTTAATGCTTCTAGTAAGAGCGGACAGGCCATGAAAAGCCCCACCCGTAGCACCACCAATTAAAGCATTCTCTCCTAGTTCTTTTAACCAGTCAGTAGGACTATAAGTGTTTGGTGACTTTATAACATCATATCCGCCGCGGCCAAGTGTTTCGCCAACACTTTGAGCAGCCCCCGTTAGAACATTTCGAACTAGTGTACCAGCGCCCGGAAGAGCAGCCAAAACACCAGCTCCGAGACCACCTGCCATAGCCCGAGTATTAGACTGTTCTGGAGTCAATCCGGATTCTCGCCCTTGAGCGTAGTCTTCACCATACGCTTGAGCACCAAATAAGAGTGGAAAACTCGCTCCCATTGTTGGACCCGCTAAAGCACTGGCAGCAGCCATCATTGGAATTCCACCAATGATAGTTGATCCAATATCAGCCCCAGGAATTCGATTTCCAACAAGATTTTCAGTGGCGGATTGTTGATTTAAACGTGCTTGATTTTTTAAATAATCAGCAGTTTCACTGGTTCCATGAGCATTTTCATTAATTAGATCAGGAGCCCATAGCGGTTTAAATTGTTGATAAGCTTCCGCCCCCATTTGAATGAATGGATTATCCGAGTATTCGTTTAAAGCTGCTTTTTGGTCAGCGGCTCTTTGAACAAAACCACTAGCTGCTTTTTCTAACCCGCCTAGAGCTTTCTCACCACTCGCTTTTAAAAATGAACCAGCACTGTCTAACCAGCCTTGTTGTGGTGGTTTAAATGTGTTAGAAAACCAATCGTTATCCTCCTCTTTTTGGGGAGAATAGGATGAACTAAAGGTATCATTGAACCAATCGTCACTCATTAGTGTGTGTATTATTCAATTTGTTTGATTTCACCGGTAAGAGCATTCATAGCCCAAGTACCTTTAGGGGGTTTTGGATCACCCGGATTGACGACTAAGGGCATCTGACGAGAACTACCAATCGTGGGAATGCTCATCGAAGAAGAACTGGGAGTGGGTTGGGTTCCATAACCTTGAAACGTTGCTTTCATGACTTCTGGACTGTGGAATCGACTCATTTGAGCAACTGTACGTTCGTGTACAGCTTGCGGATCCGGTTGAACATCCGGATTATCTGGGTCAACCATTTGTTTTAGGTTGCTATTGTAGAATTTTGAATAATCCTCTTGAGCAGCTCGAATACTTTTACCCATAGGATCACGTTGAGCAGCCTCTTGTGCAGCTTTATCTCGGGCTATACCAAGACGTTCCAAAGCGACATCAGCCATCTGTTGACGAGCAGAGGATACAGCCGCAGAAGCGTCAGCAGCGGCCCGTTTGGCATCAATCTCTGCTTGAATCCGCTGATTTTTAAGGGCAATCGCATTTGGATCACCGGCTCTAACAACAACAGGTTCTCCATTCTTTTTCATAGCAATTATGTCACCTGTATTGGGATCCATAATATGGCCCGATACATCATTTTTGTGACGTTCTTCCTCTTCTCGTTTAAAGTCTTGCTCTTTTTGTAATCGCCATTCTTCTAATTTTTGTTGACGTTTATATTCCGCTTCTTGTTGAAGACGAAATGTTTCTAACTTATCTTGCTGTTGAAGATAATTTTCAGCGCCAGCAGCAGCTCCACCAAGAAAACTCCAAATGCTCATATTATTGCATCACTCCTTGAAATAATCCGCCGCCACTAGTAGCATCTTCATTCGCTTCTTGGTCTGGTGGTTCTTGAGTTCCGGTGAGATTTTCATAAGTCTCTTCAACCATATCATAAGATTTTTTAAAATCTTGTTTAGAAACTTTCACTTTTAGATTTTGAAGAATCTCATATATTGAATCGATGATATGAACAGCTACACCATTTGGCCCCATAATATCGTCCGGATTAAGATCACTAATCTTATCTCTCATTTGAAATAATAGAGAACAAGCCAATAAAGCAGCTGTCGCAGAAATGTCTTTAGAATGTTTCGATACAAGATCTTTTATTGTTTGTATACCTTGATCGTCATAAAGTATATTATCGGCAATAGCTTTTAGGCGATCTAATGGCTCATTTGGAGAAGATGGTGATGGGGCTTCATTATCTTGGGGAGAAGGAGGACCCATCATTCCTCCAGCTTGCGGAGGAGCCATAGGTTGAGAGCCTGCTGGTTGAGCATCAAAGAGAGCCATAGAATATATTCCAATTTTGTTGTTATTATTTATTGAGTGTTGGTAATTTTTGATTGATATTGCCTCCTACAGCCGGAGGGACAACAGCTGACGATGTCGGGGACAATGCAGCTTGAAAATTAGGAAATGGATTTTGAGCGTTATATGCCGGAGCGGCAAAGTTTGGGTTATAATAAGCTTTGAAATTCCCAATACCACCTTGTCTATACGCTCGATCTTGAAGAGCAAATTGTCGTTGTTGATCAGCCAATTCTTTTTGAGCTTTTAGTTCATATTCATATTTCTTTTTTAACATCTTCTCTGCTTCTTTAGATTTGGCCATTCCGCCAATTCCACCAAGCAAGACATCTGCTAAACCAGAACGACCACCACCATTTGAGGACCCACCGCCACTAAAGAGATTGTCAAGAAATCCACCGCCTCCTGAACCAATAGCTCCGCCAGCTGGTCCACCAAATAACGATCCAACTACTCCACCAATTGCACTAAAAAGTCCCATATATCAATTACCTGTTATTTTGTTATTATTATGGATAAGTTGGAGGTTGTTGTGGCGGAATTGGTTGTTGATAGCCATATCCACCACCCCAATTCATCCCTTGAGGAGGTCCACCATTGAACTGATTGATCATATTTCCCGCATAGTTTCCAAACATGCTAGCCATTCCAAGTGCTCCTTGAGGATCGTTCCACATGTCTGGATTGCTAAATAATTGACCAAATCCGCCTTGAAGAATATTGTTGTATGTGTTCCGAGCATCTTGACGACCACCATAGTAGTCATTCAATGCTCCTTGTTGGTACATGGAGTCCAGACCTAATTGATGTTGATACCCCATATTTTGTAAACCATACATTTGTTGCATAGCTGCATTGTCCAATCCATAGCCATGCTGTACAAAATCCGTATTTTGCCCATAAGAACGTTGTAAAGCCGCTTGTTCACCTTGATAAGCCAGTTGTTCTCGCTGCATTTGGAGCATCATTTGATCGTGAGCTTCAGCAGCAGCACGAGAAGCGCCAGCACCTGCATGAGCCGCAGCTAATTGAGCAGCTGCAATTCGAGCATCATTCAATGCTTTCATGTTTTCAGAGGCTGTTTGCCCATAAGTATTAGCATTCGCTTGAGCAATTGGAAGAGCCGCTCGAATGGCTGCACCTTGAGCATTCCCTATGGCATAAGCGGAGTTACCTAGTCCTCGAGCATTTGCAGCAGCCATTGCTTGCTGACGAGCCTGTTGAATATAGGCCGAATTCGGATCATTAATTTGATTTAATTGATAACTTGCTAATTCATTTGGTTGAACAGTTCGAGTAAAGGCACGATTTCCCGTACCGCTGATACCAACGGGCAGATCCCCATTTCCGATTCGGGGATCATTTACATAAGTTGGGTAACTATAGGAATAACTCCCACCGACAGGAGGCGGTGGAATACCAGGCGGAAAAGAGCCCGGATCTGGAGGTGCCGGAGGAGCAGGCGGTGGAGTCGTTGCATCCATAGGAGAGGGAGTCGTCCAAATAGCCATATGAATTTATCTTTTTATGTTAAAGTTTGAATAGGAGACGTGCCTTGAGCGGTACGACCTGAGGCGTATTCGATGATCAACGCTTGTAAAACGTGACCGGGATTGATGTGTTCTCCACCGATTTCAACACCGATAGAGATTCCTCGACCTGCTGTTTTAACTAACATATAAGCAGGTTGTCTTTGAGTATCGATTGACTTCTCAATTGGATTAATAATCATTGGAATTTGTACCGGACTATAGTTCAAATAATCCGCTGCTAATTTCAAATAACCATTGAAATAGTTATAATTTAGAATCTGAACATTGATATTTCGAACTAGATTGTAATCAATAGGATTATCGATACTCAAGAAATTGATTTGAACAAAATGTTTAATTGGAGCATTGTCAAACTGATTCCCTTCATCCATTGAATAAACATACATTTCTCGCTCTGGAGAATTCTTAATAGTCGAGCGATTAGGGTCATCCGGGAGGATTTCCATCGAACTAAAAAATAGATCGCGCCCTTGCTTGGATGTCCCGGTACACATAGCAACAGGGACTAAACAATCAGAGGAACTAGAGTTCACATATTTTTGTTTGGTAAACTCATAGTTAGACCGATTGATTTCGTAAGCATCAGAACGAACATCTAAAGGTAAAGAACAGGTCAAAACAAACCCATCTGAGAAATAATATCGACATTGATTTTTATTACGGATAGCCTTTGCGAATAAGAGACTTTGGTTGGTGGATTGATAGGCAAATCGATCCGTCACCCGATCTTGTAGGAATGGAGAGACCTTATAAGAAAGCTTTCCATTATCGAAATCGCCATATTTTTGAGTAGCCTCAATCGTTGAGATGCCTCGATGATCGGCATATAGAGTGGACCCACAATCCACTGCACTATAAGCAATAGCCCCAGAATAGGGAGAAATTATTTGTAAATTCGCATCGTTATCTGCAGTTGCAATCAATACTGTACCTGTTAAAGCATGTATCGACTGTTGAGCAAAAATACCTAAGGCAGTACCATTTAAACTTAATAAATTCGTTATGGGATCGCCAACAGGATAACTAGTCGATCCGAGTATCGGATTGTAGTTAAGAGGATCACCCGGAAGAGAGACAACAACTTGACCATTTTCGTAACCTAAACAAAGATGATTTCGGTGATAACAAATATGTTGTGGTGTATCTTCAGTTTTTGGAAAAGCCGTATAGAATTTATAAAAATAAAATCCATCATACGTAAAAGCAGGACTTAATCCACTTGCACCATAAAAAGAGATCCAATCTTTATTTGCGTAGAAGTTCGCAGTAATGATTTCATATTGCAATCTATTGTTTTTCATTAAACTGCGGCAAGGAAGCATTTGTGCTTTCATACCACTTGAAAAAATTGCAATTAAAGATCCACCGCCCGTCACGCCATCAGGTGAGCGAGCAGTACGTAATTGCCACCCTGCCTCAATTGACCAGTGAGTAGTAGCTAAAGCTCCTCCACCGGTTGAATCAAGAGGCGTAACATCATAAGCAACGAGTACGCCTTCGCCAGGAGTTCCGCTTCCTGGGTTGAATGACCCGCTAAAAAGGGCGTAATACGGAATCTTAATCGATAGATCCTGTTTCGATATAGGATCAAATGCGTAATACTGGGAGACATTCGCTCGATAAAATACAGTTAAAGTGACTCCATACAATTGGATCAAATCAGTAATTGTTGTACTGCTATTGATGATGGAGAGAGTGAATCCAAAATTAGGATCTGTAAAAATTGATATAATTTGAGAAGCAGTCAGCCCTTCCATTCCCCAAAGATCGGAAACGCCACCAACCAGTATATCAGCTGGTGTGGTCGAACTGGTTGACGTATAGGCCGAATGAATAGGTAAGCTGGTGACAAGTGTGCCAAGGGTATCCCCGGCTAATTGAGCAGTGATACGACCCGCAAACCCTGTTCCATTTGGAGCTGCTCGTACAGTTAGTCGAATACCCGTTGGAATAGCGTCGCTAGGTAAACTGATATTGAAGCCTTTAATAACCGACCAGCCGATACGGTCATAACCCGAGGCGATACCACGAGCCTCAACCCAGGTAAGATCTGATCCATCCCCGAGAGTGGAACTTAAAGGGGCCGCTACGGGCTTCGTGGTAGTGGTGGAGCCAAATGGGCTCGCATCTGAACAACCCGAACCGTAGCTTTGACTGGTTGCTACTAAAGAATTAGTAGCTAAATCGGCTAAAGTTGCGGATAAAGTCGTGCTACGAAATAGTGTTGAAATGCCAGAACCGGTAGTTGTACTGTCCGTTCTAAACGAGAGTTCCCACCCCATGTCAAGAGGTTTCCAACGCTTAGAAGTTAAATCCGCTGCACGAGTTGTTGCATCAATACTAGAGGCTGGAATAACGTCATTATCGGCTAATGCATAATAGATCCCAGCTCCCCAATTACTGTCAACTAATTGATAATCCACCAAAACAGCGGCATTATTAATCGTGGTTGTGGCCGTTGCTCCATTAGGACGTATAAGAGTAATAGCGCCAGTGACTGAGAACGTATTATCAGCAGAACTAGTCACTTTGATCAACATATATCCCGCTGCATTGGAATCTGTCCAAGCACCAGATACGCGATTGACATCTAAAACAATAGCATCTCGTCGAGTTCCACCTGTACCAACCCGAATATGATCACCAGGGAGAATTGGATTGGGACCACCTGTACTAAATTGGATTTTATAATGGTCAATTATGGCGTATAATTTACCGTTAAACCAATGCATTCCATGGGGAATGATGTTTTTCTCTTGAGAAACATACGGGTAAATACCCTTCTTGTTGGAACGGGCATTCGAGTAAATAAGATTCTGTTGCGATATGAAGGAATCCATATCCGAGTAATATTCTGATGCTTGTTTAATTCCACTGATAGTCGTGGTAACCGTAGCTCCAGAAACGTCTCCAGTAATCGTATCGCCAGCATTTGGTGCAAAAACAGAATCACTTAAGAGATAGTGTAAAATCCGATTGGTACTATCCCAATAGACACAAATTCCAAATAAATCGGTACCATTCAGTAGGTATTCGCCAACAGTAAATGTACCAGAACCGCCACCTGCATCAACCGCAATTAACCAATCACGGCTATAACACGAGAAAGATCCATCATATCGCTGAAACCCATCAATTCTTGTATAACCATTTGTTCCATAGGTCTCGTAATTCAAACAATCCTGTAGGGTTCCCGGTTGTGTTAAAAACCGAGACGTAATAAGGTCTAGTCCCCCTTTTAAAGGGACTACAACTGGAGGCTGGTAACCACTTTGCTGATTAGACACGAGAATTTATTAATAAAGTAAAGCAGGACGCATGGTAATCGGTGGACGACCTTCTAAGTCAAAACGTTTTTTATAAACTTCATATCGTTTTTGACCAAGAGCCGTAATCGCAGGTTGTTGTTCATATTCGCCGTAATACCAAACAGCTCTCCAGAACAGCATTGGATGATAAAAAGCTTTTAAAACACTAGGTGAATCCGTATCATTTGTTAAAACTAACAGATCTTTTGTATAATAACCGTGTAAGTTATAGGGGACATCCGGTGGCGGATAAAGTTTGAGTCGTCCCAAGGGCGTTTGTGTGCATAACACAGGACGAGCTAGAGCAATTGGACCAGTCTCTAGTACAGGAGCAAATGAAGAATAATCAATATAATCAATGAATTGCTCATTCATTGCCGTATTGTCTGCTGTTGGAACATTTTGAAGACGAAGGGTTTGCCACCAAACATCTTCCATGTTTAAAACAGCGGAATCACCCATTTCCACAGGGTCGGATAAATCGTAATCACCCCATTCAATAAATCGACAAGCGGTTGGAGTTCCTCCAATACTCGTGATTTGCATACGCTCTCGAATCATAGGGATATTGACCATATCCGAAAACTCGATAAATCCTTGTGCATCTCCTCCGGCCCAAGTTCCACCGTTCGTGATAACAATACGGGTGACTGTACAAGTTGAGTTACTAAACTCCGATGTTAACGTATCGCCAATACTGGGCTGTTGCCAAGTATTATCAGCTAGGTCAAAATAGAACTTTGGGGAAACCGTGGTAGCAAACCACGATCTCCGCAATTCAGCATCATTATTTTCAATTTGAAATTCTTGCCATGCTTGTTGAACCCATTCTTTAAATTTCAGGGTGATTCCCGTCACTCCAACTAGAGTGCTAGGTTCAGGATCTGTGGTCGTAACCCCAGATTCCCGCATAGCCGATTGAACCAATTGAAGATAATTCATAAAATTTATTAGATACGATCATTCAACAGATCAATAAGACCCGCACGAGCGGCTTTTGCTGCTCTCTTCTGCTTCATGAATTCGGCTGAATTGGCTTTTAGCTCATCTTCGACACGTTTAGCTTCTTCCAGGTCCGGATTATGATAAAGCACACTAAATTCTTCTGAGAATACTTTGTGTTCTTCCATAGGGTATTGAAGACCAGTGGTTGGATCACGACCTTCACGTTGTGTATATTGTGACTCTACCGCTAAATTAAGAACACTTAAAAACTTTTCATGAAGTAAGACTGGAACACCGCGTTGGCCAACCACATGATGTCCTTGACAATTCAAAAAGAAAGTTACTTTACTTTTCGCATTAAATTCGCTACTGGCTTTTGGAGCAATCCGAACAATGGCATACCCAACTGGGCATTCCATTTGTGCTCCATCTGGCAATTTGACTGATTTAGCATATTGAACTTCAATCGTATCTTTATTTTTAATACGATTTAAAATCTGTTCTTCTGTTTCGTCATCTTTGATATCTCGGATACCAAAATATCCGGCCATTTCAATTAAACCGTCACGATCTAATTGTTTTAGAAAATTCAGTTTAGCTTCTGAATTGATATCTTGTTGATTGTTATCAGTATTTGTTTGATTTGGATTATACTTGTGGTACTTTGCCATATATTAACCTATTCAACATCCTTGTTTAAAAGACCCACGCTCATTAGAGGAGCGTGGGCTATAAGGTTTAAAAGAACATTTGTTATTATTGTTATCTCTTAGAAACCACCACGATCAACCAGCACAGAACCTTCCGTATCCCGCAAGCGAGTATACTCAAGGTTCAGAGTGACATAGCGTTCGGCAGCCGATGCACCAGCAGCAGAAACCGTGACCGTCAAAGCAACTTCAACAGGACCAGCAAAGCCAGACCCTAAACCACTGGCAAATTTCTCGGCAGCAACCAAAGTTTGAGCAACAGTGATGATTCCACCACCTTGCAACGTACTATTGATTACTGCAGCAGCAACAAGCGAAGCAGCAGAAGTGGCAGGGGAGGTATTGGTAGTAGCCGTTGCAACATCATAAGTCTGGAATACACCAGATCCGTTTGTACTAGCATACAATGTGCCTGGAGCAATCTGGAGCGTTCCAAGCGTACCAGCCAAAGCCGGAGAACCGTCAGAATCTAGTGCACCACTAACTGTCAAGGTAGCCCGGACCGGAACAACACCCCAATCCAAACGAACAAAACGAAGCGTATCAGCAGCCGTTAAAGTAGTTCCAGTCGGAATACGAATAGCGGCAGTAATAGAGCCTTCTGCGTTGTTCATCCCATCATTACGAACCAAAGTTCGTTTTAGCATTAAATCACTATAAAAAATAGCCATGTTATTGTTTCTCCACGATTATATGAATTGTTATTTTTGTTATTGTTAAGCAGTTGCGCCGACTTCTGCACGAACCAGCCAGTTCTCATTCAAACGCAAACTTGCAAACCACATTTTGAAACCAACATGACCACGCTGAGCTAACGGATCTCCAGAATCTCCACCTTGACGATTCGGATTTAACATATGGATTTCAGCTGATTGCATTCCACGGAGCGGAACAACACCATAAGCCTCTTGACCAAAGTAGATAATAGGATACACGTCAACAGCACCAGAACTATTGCGCATACCACTCAAGGTCGTCGAACCCGCACCAAGGAAGGGTTGCAATAGAGCCGATTTTACATATCGCACTTGTTCAACCGTACCCAATTCCTCAGGTTCTGGACTGCCACTGGCATAGCGTGCACGATGAATAAATCCAGGCATGTCACGAATATCCGGATCAAGATTCGTATGACAAACAGCAACATAGCCCTCTTCTACTGGCTGAGTAGCAATATCTTGAGAGGGAGCGAGCATTTTGGTGATCTTCTTAGCATATTGAGCTTCCAAGAAAGTCGTGATCTTACGTTGCAACTGGAGATTGATTGGCGCATTAACTTGAGTACGCAAAGTCGGACTAGAAGCAGTTGAACCAAAATAAACGTTGGTCCCACCACGTAAAGTTCCCCACAACAGAAGTTCACGAGTTTGAGCGGCTAATTCACCCATTAACTCCATCTGTTTATTCATCACCGGATCTTCGTGCGTATCGGCGATAACGTCGGTTAAACCGACCCAACGACCATACTGACGAAGAACTGTAAACACATCTTCAAATTGAATACCATCTGGAGACGGAGTCACGCCTTCTGCTAACGGCGTTGTCGTAATATCAAACGGTACACAACGGCGGAATTTGATCGTTAAAGTTTTGTTCTTTGGCATCTCGAATACTTCCGCATAACGTTCGAGAACCAATTTTGGGACAGCATGACTTAAAAATTTCGCAACTGCGAATAGATTAGTTCGCGGTGTAATATCACCATATTGGGTAAAAGTTGACATCGGTTATTATCCTTTTCTAATTTATTGTTATTATTGAATATTGTTTTTAACGGCGATATAAACTCATGTCTCGTTTTTCAATTGCTTGAAGAGCTAGTTTAAAGTTCTGTTCGGACCATTTCTCCCAAGCTTCTGGATTCGTGTAGCGATTTGGTTCTACATCAAATTGAGAGGCTTGACTCATAGGTGGAACATAATTCTTCGCCGTAGTGGAAATGCGTTTTAGATCTTGATTACGTTTTTGCGCAATTCGATCAGCTTCATTCGAAGTCGCGTGGGATTGATTGGAATTGGTCAACTGTTGTGATGGATGGGAGCCATTCGCAGAAGCTGTCGAGGACTGTTGAGTTTGGTTCCAAGGTTGAGAAGGATGAGTTCTCCAATTCTCATACATTTGTAACGAAACTAGTCCTTCTTCTGCTGTATTCGCATCAATCACTGCTCGTCTCAAGTTCTCTGGTAAAGAACCCATAAAAGCTTGCCAGTGCATACTGAACACTTGTTTGCCGGTTCGTGGATCGATGACGGGCTGTCCAGTATTAGGATCGTGTTGATACACAATCTCACGCCAGTTCGGCGCTTCTTGATCTAACACACTTAGGTGCTGATTCTGAGATTCGATTTCCTGCTGCTGATATAGTTCTTGGAGTTGTTGATGAGCTGGTTGTACTCGTTCTTGAATCAATCGATCAACTTGTTCCAATAGGGCTTGTTCGCGCTGTTGAATACGATCTTCGATTGCTTTTGCTAGTCTAGGGTCGGCCTCACGTAATTCTTTGAATTCGGCGGATTCTAGATAGTTTTGGTTCAATTGCTGGCTTGTTAAAGACGAGGACACTGGGACGCTCGTCCGATTTGGCGGATTAACAACTGGCCGAGAGGTATTGGCGAGTTGCAGTTCCAATTCTTGTCGTTTACGACGTTCGGATTCGTAGTGGCGTTGGTAAGCGGCTACGCGTCCATCATCTGAACGACGTTGTTGTTCTAAAATTTGTGCTTTCTTAGCCTTAGTGGCTAAATCTTCCACTTGTGATTTGATTTTTTCCCGAATATTTTCTGGAACATCATTCAAAAATGACAGTGGATCAGCTAGTTGTGTTTGATTGGATGGAGCGGAATTAGCTTGTTCATCAGCGGCTTTCGTAGTCTCTGGAGACTCAGTCACAGTTGACGCTTTAGGCTCGGATTGTTTTGCAACAACCGGAGTCTTATTGCCTGACTCAGCTGCGATATCTTTTACGAACTGATTGAATAGAGCTTGTGCTTCGGCTTCTGTTCTAGGTTGTTGATGATCTTCTTTAGAATTAACCGGCTCACTATTCGTTTGCTCAAGCGTAGCGGGATTTAATTCTTGTTCGATATTTTCCACAAATTATTACTCCATGTTGATATTTAAAGCGTCTTTCCGTAGACGCGCTAGGCATTGCAAATAACCACGATAAAGTTCCGTTTTTCGGATATTTTCATCGTGATTTTCCCAACCTTTCTTCAAGTTGCGAACTGCTTCTTCTTCTAATTTATTGATCAAAGATTGAATTGTCAGCCAATCTCGACCATTTGGATCGATTAAACTCATTTAGTCTCTAATTTAGGGGGTTTACGACTATTGTGAATTGCTTCAAATTGTTTTATTTGCACTTCTTTGTTTTTTAAGACAATTTTTTGTTGTTCGTTAACTTGCTTCATTCCTTGATGGAAGTTATTTTGTTTAACCTTTTGATCGTGGTTATACACATTTGCATCTACTTGCATACGCTTTTGTTGCAGATCAGCAGCGATTTTCTCACGTTGTGTTTGTTGCTGAATTTGTGCTTGTTGTACTCGCGCTTGTGCTTCAGCAGGACGTGTGACCGTATAATCGGCCATCTTTTGATCGTGTTCCATCTGTGCCTCTTGTAGACCGACGGTGGCATCAAACTGCAACTGTTTCTCTTTCACTTGAGCATCTTGCATCCGAGCTTGAGCCGTCATCACTTTCGATTGAGCATCCATCCATTCAGGGTTATTTTGCTGATTAGCTTGGGCTGCTTGTGCTTTTTCTCGACGGATCTTTTCGACCTTAGCAGGATCTCTCACAATACGATCAAACGGTAATTTCATACCAGCAAGACGAGCTCGGTATAATTCATCTACCTCAATAAGATCTTGAAGTTCTTCATTTTGTTGAACTTCTACACACAAGCGTTCAATATCTTTTTGTTCAAGAACTTTGGATAAATAGGCGGTACTGGTTTTAACGTCAATTACAAAATCGCCTTTAATGTCTTCACGATTATTGTATTGCATATTCCACTCATAAATACCCTTAATGATCGGTTTAGTGATATTATCGTCCCAAGAACGTGCTTTACTGGATAAAATACTATTAGACGCCACCATGATCATGCTCATCCCGGTGGCACCAGCATCTCCGATATTAGGGTCGGTTAAACCTCCTTGGATAAGGGGGATAGTCGACTCCTCATTCCCAAACTCGCGGGCCATATTAAGAACACTAGCCAACATTTGAACATTATTTTCTGGATAGAAAAATTGCAAAGCCTTATGAATGTCATCTCCAAATTCAGTCATTTCCCAGACTTTACCTGGAGTAATAACCGGTTTACCATCAGTAGCCTTAACAAGCTCACTATTAACACCAACTTGGGGAAGCGCACTCATTCCCGCATTGTCTAACAGCATTTTATAGGTCATGTTGACAACGCGTTGAGCATCATACAAAAGAATCGATCCAAATCCGAATAAGCTAGAAGGATCACGTTCCCAGCACTCTACTGCAAATGGAAGACGATCCTCATTCTCAAGAAGTTCTAATCCAAGATAAATAATTTTCCCTTGACAAACCCAAATCTCACAAGGATAAACATCAAAAGGGTTCTCGAAAGGTGGTGTAATTCCCAGATCATCAAGTTCTTTAATACCTAAATAACCGTGATATTCAAGAACAATATATTTCCCAGCTAAATAATTCTTATTATTATAAAAAGAGGACTGTGGCGTAAAACAGTTATAATAATTACGATTGGGCTCTTCTTTTAAAAGAGCTTTAATAACATCTCCAAAAAAGTCTTCGCGTTTCGCTAAATTACGCAGATCCCGCGCTGTGAGGATATTGACAACTGTTGCACGTTCGCATTCTTCAATCGATAGAGCTCGGTGATCTGGGAAAAATAACCAAGGATTCACTCGTTTAAAGTCAGGTTTAATTTGCTCGGATGTCTCCGAAACCCAGATCGATCGATTATCACTGGTCGTAAGATTTTTACGAACTTTTGAAACTTTTCGATTATTAAATGGGCCTTGGAAAACAGTCGTACCGTATTCTAAGTAATCATCCATCCCTTGGCGCATTTTTTGGCCATAGTTCATCTCGATGCAATTACTCCAAACGGTTTCATCCATACGACGAGCCCGTTCATCATCTTCACTGATCTTTTTAGCAGCCAGATCTGAAATGGTCATTGGCTGACCCGTTTGAGGATCTATGACCGGAGTTTGCGTATCCGGGTGTAAAACAATATCAAAATTTTGTAAGTCGTTTACAACATCACTTGCTGGATCATTACGTATCTCGAAGTTTTTATCCGATCCTGCTCCAAATTGCATCATCTCTAGTTGCGCTTTGGCAATCTTCATCTTCGAGCGAACAATATTAAATTCAGGAGGGATACTGGTCTCCGTGTCTTGATTCCCCTTACGTAAGCCATAAGGCCTGTCCGCTGTAATACGATTTTCTCGAATAGTGGCAGACTGTGGAAGATTTAGCTTTTCAGCAACTAACCATTCTTGTTCTTTCACCTTACGATGCATCGCATCTTCACGAAATTGCGTCTCAACTTCTTGTGCAATCGATTTGAGAGCATTCTCACGACGCTGCATAATTTCTTCGGCAGCAGCTTGAATCTGCTCTGGAGATAGGACCATCGTCTCCATATCAATTGATAGAATATCGTCAGGGCTTCCAGACGCTGGGGTTGTTGATGCTTCAACAATAGGATTCATATATTATTACTAGAATGCGTACGGGTTCACTTGTTGATTAGAATTAGCCCCCGCATAATGGGATTTTGGAAAACTGGCATATTTCAATCCCATGCAAAGATAACGAAGACAGTCCATTAAATGGTCTTTTTCCTTTATAATTTTTCCATCTTCGTCACGCCGATAACTTTCATATTCCTTAAATAAATTGAAGCAATTTTTAAATACTTTTAGCCGATTGGTGGACAGTCGTAAAAGAACCGAAGCTATTCCGGCCTCTACCGAATTATCGGCATTGCGAACCTTTAAACCTTCTTTTCGATACAAATGAATAAGTTGAGCTCCATCAGATGAACTCCTCCCATGGGAGGCCGGATCGATTAATCCAGGCATCCAATCCCGAGCTACAGCTTTGATAGCTGAAGCGTGAACGGGTGGCTTCTCTTCGCGACCGTAATACTCGTGATAAATATAAATCGTATCGGTATGGGTGTCATATGCTCCAAAAACGGCAGCAGTTACCTTCCAGCCCACATCCATGGCGTACCATTTTTTCCAATAGTCTTGAATAGGTATTGGGTCAATCTTGAAATCTGAGACAGGTACTGGATAAACATTACCTGCGCCCATAGTAGGGTTTCCGTTCATACGAGCATCGAGCAAATGGGGTGGAGTACTCTTTTTAAATTCTTCGATAATTTCCGGAGTGAGATGTGGTGCGTGCACCCATCCTGCCTGCACTAACGCTTTCGTTTTGATACTACTATTAGTGGGACTCACAATCCTTCCGTTAAAACATCTGAATTTTCTTTAAAATCCATTACCGTCGGAGTTAGCCCGTGGAGTGGAGTGAATGTGATGATCATGCGGCCATCGGTTGTCATAAGACGCTTTAAACACTCATCAACAATCAATACCGCATCTCGGCCGACGGGCTCTTCATCTAACCAAACCCAATCACGAGCATCACCATAGAAAGAAGTTGCACCTTGTTGATATTGCTTAAAACCAATAAAGCTCGGTTTACCAGTGGGTTCATGACGAACTACTACCGTATCAACTGCCCCTCCAGCATTTTGTTTGATCGAGACATCTAAAATATTCTCCTTAGGAATCATTCCGGTTCCCCACTGACCACGAGGACCTAATAATTTCACTTGGAGAACATCTCGAACTGTCTGATTCGTATCGCCAGCGATCCAGCCTTTTGTAGGATAATCAGGCCGCCAGCCTGTCCACCATTCCGGATAAATCCCAGTTGCCCAACTAGATGCAGCAAAGGCTCCAGCTTCTGTCTTTCCAATACGGTTACCGGCCATAAACATCGTTTGGCGATAATTCCGAGTAGCATCAAAAAATAATTTATGTCTTGGATAATTATCAATAGATAGATAAGTTCCAGGAACAAACCATTTTTTCGTACCACTATAATCTTGAAGTTCTTTCAAGCGTTTTAACAAACGATAATAGTATTCAAGATCTTGGGGGTGAGCCGTTCCTTTTATCTCTTTTGGCTCTAGCGATTTTAAATAGTCGTTATATCGCTGGTAATCAGCAAAGGTTTCCATACCTTATCTTTGTTTATATTTTAACGGCTTTGAGAGGGCGATTCTCAAGTTGGCTTTGGATAGCGGGTTGCATCTTAGAAATGGCTTCAAGTACTTGTTCTTTTGACATCTCTTCAAGACGAACAAAATCCGATGCTTTCGTTTCCGCCTTTTCAGCCCAGCCAAAACGGTTCTTCATATGGAGAGAGTACACAGAGGACACAAAGTTCTTATCCCAAAGGCCCTCTCGACCTTGCTCCATCCACCACGCTCGTTCTAACGTTCGACCAAATTCAATGACTTTTTTAAAATCCTCTTCTCGTTCAAAACGTTGATCAAAATGCGATTTAGAGAATTTTAATCGTTTGCAAACAGTAAAATCATCAAATCCTTCTTCATAGGTATTAAGAATTTTAACGAACTCCGGCAATCCTTCCCATTCATCCGTTCCGTATTTTGGAAAATCAGAATTCATAGTTTTATGCAAGCGGTGCTCGAACTATCATCCAACCGACAGTGCTCGTATCAGTGTTATCAGCAGAAATGATGTCAAAAGAAACATTAGGAACAATGTTGGTTCCCCATAAAGCTTGTGGAGTTGCAACAGTCCCCAATGCCATAACCGTTGAATAAATAAGATCATCGGATTGGATGCTTGAATTCGAAACGGTAGCGGTACCACCGGATAAAGTAGTAGTCCCAAGCTCGATGATCGATCCATAATATTTTCGAGCATTAACGAGTTTTTTAAGTTGAGTACGTTCTTGTACTCGTAAAACTGACATAATTTAAAAACAATTATTATTTATTGAAATGCACGAGGAGTGCTAAAGGTTTGTACAAATTTCACCGCATCATAAATAATTTGACCAGGTGAAAGTGATCCATTCGTCTTGTTAATAACAGCACCGATACGAAGATAATACGTGGGAGCCGTAAAATCCATGGCATATTCATGTACAAGGATATTATCGATATAGTAATAGACCTTCGATGGAGTCATTACGATTCGAAAGTAATGATCTTGGTCGTCAACTGGAACGCTGGTAACGAACTGATCCGTTAATCCGAGTTCGGAGCTTAGTGTTTTACAGACCCAGTTAGCACTGATTGAATCATCATACACAAAAAGTGTTTCGAAACGTTCTGGACTTATATAATCCATAACATTAGCTAACCCAAACTTCAATTTAAATCTATCGGATGGTAGAGATAAACTTGGAATAAATGCGCGAGTTTGATAAGTTAACGAAGTAGAAGATATACCGAATGAGAATATGGGAGAAGTTCGATAGATTGCAGTATGTCCGTTCGTCACAACAGAGGTATCTATAGCTCCTGGATAATAGATATCTCCAGAACCGGACGATATCGAAATAACCCCACCAGAACTTCCATCTGTAAATGGAGTTCCTTCTAGTCCTCCTAAAAAATCCCAAAATTCGGCTACTCCATTATTGCCAGTAGCTAGTGTTTGTAGAACTCGATCTGGATATGCTGCTAAAGTTTCAGTCATAATTAAAAATATTAAAACGAATATAAGTATAATTGATAAAACAATATTCATAAACTCATTTTATGCAGGAACTTCAAATCCTAAAACAGCGACCGCAAGAACACAACTGGTTGCTGTAAAAGCGGTTGTTAAATTTAGATTGACTACTTCAGTCGCTACCACAGTGTGAACAATACCACTGGTCACTAATTGAAAATTCTTAGTAGCATCATCTAAGCCAGTGAATGTTGTAGACGGAACAATGTCTCCACTCGATACACCGATATCACCAATTCCAGCAACACTGAATCCAGACATTGCTTCAACAAGCACGATCACTTTAGTCACGACCGCTATTGTTGAAGCAGGACAAGTATAAAGTGCAGTGGTGCCTGTAGAGGTAGCATCAATACCGGTTGCAACGCCTAAAATGCGTTCATAAGGAAACATCAGACCATTTAACTGGGTGATATCCGTATTATTTCCACTGGCAGCAGCCGAAAGTGCACTACGAGCAGTAGAAGCCGAGGTACCATTTGTCCCTCCAAAAATAACCGGTAAAACTTGTGGATGATGCGACATAGATAATTGTTCTTTTTATTTTTATTGTATTTGCCAATTCAAACCATCAGAATAAACAGTGATTGAGCCACCATCGGTATTGATTGCATAACTAGCAACATTTTCAATAGTTCCGGATGAAGGGGCGACAATCAAATTGTTCACACTAGCACTATAGGACTCGTCCTTAATTACATAGGTTTTACCAACCCCAACTACACTTGCATCTGGAAGCACAATAGTGTCACCACCGCCGGTAATGCCTATTTTTCCAATAATATAGTCTGTTGTTAAAACATTATAGTTACCAACATCAACTTCAGTACGCTTTACGGAGATCGATCCATTAACATGAAGAAGCGATTTTGGAGCGGTAATATTTAATCCGATTGAATCTCGGAAATAAGACCTTTCCCCAGCACAATAAATCGCCCAAGAAACTTTCCCAGACTCAGTATTCGGTGTAGTTTGGTCTTCAACATAAACACCAACATGCTGATGTAGTGTTCCAACCATATGAGGTGTTTTAACAAGAACTGTCTTTGTGTCAGTGACATTTCCACCTGCTAAATCACCCGTTTGAACTTGTATACCAACATTGTTAGGAACTGTTGAATTGGAATTGTTAAATGCATCAATCGTCACACCTTGCAATAAGGTTGTGTGACCTATATCACTTGCGTGTTGAACTGATATACCAAATCCATTAATCAGATCCAGAGTGCCAGCACCTAAGTGCATAACAAACGTAGATCCTCCGATAAGAGCATGGAAGTCCGACGCATTTGTATCCGGAATTAAGACTTGTGCGGAGAAACCACTGGCTAAAGCCGTACTATTGGCACTTGGGTCAACGACAAAGCGAGTTTGGAAATTTCTCCAACTGGAAGCCGCACTGAAATCTGAGGTTTCTGTGTTCTCAACATCAACATACCGCATTGCTCCAGAAACAATACCAAATGTGGCTTGATTTCCAATAGCAGCGAGACCAGAGACAATTGCATTTCCACTGACATCCAAATTAGTGCTTGGATTGGTATTGTTAATACCAACGTACCCCGTAGCACCAGCCGCGTATAATGGATTGACACCAGTGGAGAAATTGTGAAGTAGAAAAGCCCCACCCCCGCCAATATCCGCAACACCGGTGGATTGAATACGCCAATCATTTCCTAGAGCACCCGTATGCTCGAGGCGGATCTGAGGTCCTTGAGTGCTGCCGGTACTTTGAAGTTTTATTAAGTCAGAATCACCAATGATGGTCATCTGATTGGCGGCTTCATTCCATAAGAGATTATTCTCTCCGGTAAGAGTAGAGGCACCATTCCAATAAGCGATTTGGCCAGGCGATCCAGATCCGGTCACAGCACCAGAAGATGCCGGATAGGCGGCAAAAGTTAAACTGGTGGTGCCAAGTGTAATCGGGTTTAAAGTTCTTAATACATACGTTGTACGTTGATTGACTGTACCTTCTTCTACATACGTAAATAGACCAGTGGTAACCAAAGCATTGGTGTTTGCATCGCTTGCTCTCGACCAAGTTCCAGCAGCGACCGTATAAATACCGTTGTTAGCACCGTTTGTTTGATTCTTAACAAGAACACGATCACCCGCAACAACAGCAATATCATCAATCGGCTGTTCCCCACTAAGCGTGATATTTGCAGTGGTAGCCACTCGAACCGAGTTTTTCCAATCGAGCGGAGTTGAAGAACCGCCCCCGCCTCCACCACCGCTTGCACTTGTTTCGACAATAGCCATGACAGTTATAGAGCCTCAGCTGAGCAAGAGATGGTACCGGATGTATAAGCACTACAGTTCCATCGAAAATCGCCGGGTGTAACGACTTTCACCACAGTAGTGCTAGCATTGGTGAATGATGCATTGGGAATGTCAACATAGGTATTTGCATCGGGAAGCGACTGTTGAAGCGTGACCGTCCCTGTGAAAGTTCCAGAAACAACCAGATCAATATATTGAGGAATCCCCTTTTGAATGCCTCTCATTTGAAGAATATCGGTACCAGCAGTTGCTGATGTAAATGTTTCAGTTGCCGAAGTATTGGATGTAGGCATAGTGGTGGTCGTTTGATAACTTTATTATTTTTGTTATTAGGGTTTGCCGATTATGGGCAATGCTGGTTCAGGAGTTGGGATGCCCCACGAGGGATCAATGTACCCGAAGCCCCAGTATGGCTGTGGTTTTGGAGGATTCACATCACCGAGAGGAAGTGGAACTAAAGTAAAAGTTGGATCGGGAGCAGGAAATGGGTTGTAGTAGCCACCCGTAACTTGACTTAACAGCGGATCGGTTTTTGATAGTTCTTTTAAAGAAGATGACACGGGTACTATTTTCCTAATTTAGTGATAACAATGGAACTAATATTGGCTCCGAAATACAATCCTAAAACCCAAATATAACCATACAAGAATTGATCGCCATTGATTTTATTTGATAAAAGTAACCCTGAGAAAAAGATCAACGAGAGAACGGTTAATAGAAATTTACGGGATCGATAATCCCCCGAGGGTGAGGAGGGATCTACAGTTGACTTGGCTTCTTGTTCCAAAGTTCTATTTCACGAACACGTCTAAACTTTAAACCGTTAATTGTCTTTCCACCTGCCCAGATCCATTTAGAAAACTCACTAGGAACTTTCTCGTATTGCTTGTTATTTAAAACTTCCAATAATGTTGAATCGTGGAACTTTTGACGACCTAGATTGAAAACAAAAGAAACAAGGGCCCCGAATTGATTATTGTTCAAAGGAACGGTTACCAATTCACGAACTACTTGAGCAGCCTCATTTAGATCGAAATCTAATAAGATATCTGCTTGGTGTTGGGTGATTCTGAGGCCCTCGTAAACATCCAATCCCGTATGACCGTATCCAATTGTCCAAATACCAGCCGAATCCTTATAAGCAGTGAGACGACAACCTTCCACATCCTTGATCAAGTTAATCGTTTCGTTTGTTATAATTAAATCATTATTTAGAACTTGTTCTGGTTGATTTAGATTCTTAACATCAGAAGAAACTGAATTGGACAATAATACGGATCCATCCGTCGGATTAGAATTCATTTTTTAAAAAAAATATTAATTCTATTTGTTGAGTTTGGCTCGGGCTTTTGCTTTTATCCGTTCAGCCGTGGCGTGAGAGATATTTCCAGCGTGCTCGGATCGAGTAGCTCCTGAGATCGCCATTCGAGCGTGAGTTTTATCGTTGATCGGAAATGAACGATTAGCCCCCGCGAATTCCCACAGGGGCATCTTTTTACGAGTTTTAGAAGAAAGTTTAGACAATTGCAATTATCTTATCACATCACCAAGAACATGTATAATAAAACTAGGTTTTCTTATCATATTTCGATGTGCGGGTGTGTGCGTTTTTAGACTGGAACTTCAAACGAACGAATCCAAGAACCCGATAGAATTGTGGCCCCAGTACCGGCAGCATTTTGAGCAGATCGTAGAATCACGGAACCAGCATTAGTACACAATCCGAAAGCTCGGAACGAAACACCGATCACAGCATCCGTGTCGCCGATAGCCGTCGTCAAGGTGGTGGTACCAACGTTTGCTGTGGCCGCTGCTATGTTGAATGTGGCTTGGATTTTATACGGGGAAAAGGTGGCTGTACCTCCCCCTAAATCAAACTTAAAACCTGCTACTGGATCGGTCGTGGTATACAAGAACCCTTCGATCACATAGTAGTTGCCACCTTTAAAAGCATATCCACCTGTGTAAGCTGATGTATTTAAAGATAAATTTGAGGCAGCAAGGTTGGTCGTAGTGTTCGCGGTATCATCCGCAGTCAGAATACTGTAGTTTGGAACAGATTTTTGAATAAGTGCTTGATGTAGTTTTAGAAATTCTTTTGGAACATCAGAATTTTGATTAACAAATTTAGCGAGAACCAGATGCGAATTAGACATGATAACCTATGAGATAGTTGTGGGAAATGAAGCTGAGAACACACATGTGTGTTGCAAGCAACTTTGACAACAAGCTTATATAAAAAGTTCAATAAGTTCATCTGAAACCGACGAACGGTATATTTTCACAGATAAACGGTAGTACTTCGGATCCTAATTGTAAATTTTTGTAAAGACCCCTTGACAAGTGAGATTTTTCAGGTATAGTATTTATAATACACAAATAGATATATAATTCTTAGTGAAGAAGAGCGTAAGCGAATTCTGAACTTAGAATTATTATAAATAGATCTTTAGAAATATTTAGATTTAGAATAAATCTTAATATTTGTTAAGAGATATTTATATAG